TGTTGACCCAGACTTTACTAAGGGGTCAACTACATTTAATAGCGATTTTATGGATTCTGTTGCACAAGGAGATACGGGTGCAATAGAAGATAATCAACAATATCCAGACCCAAGTGATGTTCCTGGTGAAGAAAAACCAACGGACTAATAGAGATAAATTATGGAACAGGATAATCAAGACAAAAATAAAGGGGTTATTGCCGGCGAACCCATCAATACCGAAGATGACGTAATAACAGGTGCGACGATAAAGTCTGCTCGTAGTAAACGTGGAACAATCGCAAATACAAGATCTGGTGGTCAACAAAGAGTTAGTAAGAATAAATCAAAGAACAAAGGGATTGCTTCACAAAAAACCGCATCTGGAGATGTCTATACATCGGCACAAGATAAATTAAAATCAGTATCTAATCCTGCAACAAAAAATCAATTGATAGACTCAATAAAAAAAATGCCGGATAGAATGGTTCCAAAGTTCATAAAACCGTATGCTGATTTGATGGTTAATACATTCGGTATAGATACACGGGAAAAAGTTGCAAACTTCTTAGGACAAATATCCGCGGAAAGTATACGTGGTGTTTCTGAATATGTCTATTACACAAGTGAAAAACATTTGAAAGGATCTTTTGGAAGTAGGGTCAAAAGAGATGATGTCAAAAACTTCTTGTATAAACAGTCTAATTTACCAAATTATGGATTTGGTATAACACCGTGGTCTTTAAATGGAATGAATGATTCTTATTATGGTAGTAGGAATGGTCCTACCAATGGAAATACTTTTAATAAAGTATCACAGGCGATAAATCCAAAACAAAACGTTCAAGCGGGCTCCCCACCACCAAATTTACAAGTAGACCCTGGATTTTATAAGGGTAGTTCGGATGGTTATGCGTATCGTGGACACGGCGTTATACAGATAACTGGAAAAGTTCAATATGAAAAAATGAACAAATTTTTTGGTAAGAATGGTACACTTGAAAAGAACAACGTGGACTTCATAAAAAACCCAGAATTAGTTTCCGATAATCCAAAATATGCTTTCTTAAGTGCATTAATGTGGTGGTATAACCATAAAGGTGTCTACATCAATAGTGTAAGTTTGTCAACAACTAAAACAATAACAGCTGCCGTAAGGGGGAGTTCGGGTGGTTATCAAGCCAGACATAAAAATGTTGAACGATATTTTTATTTCCTAGTCAATGGTACAGCCGGTTATGAGTTAGATGATAGTGGCAATGTGATACCAAAAGGATTTAAGTATGGTAAACTCAAAACAAGAGGTGATGTCCCAGAATTATCAAATGCACAAAAAAATGCAACTTTTGGTAGTATATCATATCAACCATCGGCCGGCGATTATATTAGGATAACAAATTCATTTGAGAGAGATAATATAAAATTTGTAAGAATACCAGAGATGAAAAAATTTGGTCTCGAAGGAATGGAATTCCATTGGAGAGCCGAAGAACAATTAAAAGGACTTTGGAATGAATGGGGACAGTTGGGTCTACTTAATGATATTTTGTCATTTAATGGTTCGTTTACTCCTAGATTTGTAAGAAATACAAGAGGACCAAATAGACCTTTAAGTAGTCATGCTTGGGGAGTTGCATTCGATATAAATGCGTCATGGAATTTATTGGGACAAACCCCTGCACTTCCTGGACAACAAGGTTCTGTTAGAAAACTTGTAAATTCTGCGATAAAATGGGGATTTTATTGGGGTGGATGGTGGTCTGGAAGACCTGATGGTATGCACTTTGAAGTTAGTCGATTAGATTATAAGTAAAAATAAAAAAATTTGTTAGTTATTAGTATAACATAAAATTCTAAGGGTAGAAAGATGGATACAAAATCATTTTTGAAGGAAATACGTTCTATTATAAGAGAAGAAATAGAATACGCTTTGGATAAAAAGATGAAAGAATCATCATCAAAGAAGCCGGTTAAAGAAACAATCGATCATGGTGTTTCTTTGTATAAACAGGCAACGGGTATTGCTTCTAAAAAACAAGAACAAAGAAAAAAACCATTAAGTAGTGATACTAGTAAATTTAGTGCTGTTCAAGATATTCTCGAAGAAACAAGACGTTCTCTTCAAGAAAGTTATGATTCCGATTCATATGATGAGGGAAGAACTCTATCATTTGATTCTAATTCACTAAATGCTTTTGCAAATGAAAGATTTGGTACACCAAACGCAATACCATCGGGTGTAAATCCAAATGATTTGGCACCAGAAGTGTCTAAAGCACTTACTCGTGATTATTCTGCGCTAATGGCAAAAATAAACGAGAAAAAGGGAGCATAATGATTGGCACGGTTTAGACGAAAGAGTATTATAATCAATGAGCCTAGCTCATCAGTAAACTATTATGTTAAACCGATTGGTGTAACTATACCGTTTAATAATCCAAGTGGGGTTTTTTATCAGAGTTACACAAATAGAGACCAAGTATTTTCAAACGTAAAAAATCTCTTATCAACATCAAAGGGTGAGAGATATATGCAGCCAGACTTCGGAACGGAGTTGAAATTTATCCTTTTTGAAAACATAAACACCGAAGAAGATTTAGAAGAATCTATAAAAGGTGACATAATATCTGCGATAACAACTTGGTTGCCTTATTTAAATGTAACAAGATTGGATGTTAATTTCAATATGTCTGAAGACGGTAGGGTAAATGACCCATATCATGCTATTGGAATATTCCTCGAACTCAAAATCGTCGGTACAAACATATATTTACCGATTCAGATATTTATATCAGATACAGGTAATTTGAGAATCCAAGAGGCACAAAACTAATGGCTGATTTAGTAAAAAAAGACATCAGGTATCTTTCACGAGATTTTCCTTCTCTTAAACAGAATCTTATAGATTTTGCAAAGAACTATTTTCCAGATACATACCAAGATTTTAACGAATCATCTCCTGGTATGATGTTTTTGGAAATGGCAGCATATGTTGGAGACGTTTTGTCATACTATACTGACACAGCCTTACAAGAGTCTCTTATTTTACAAGCATCGGAACGTCAGAACATTTTGAACATCGCACAATCGATGGGTTATAAGCCAAAAACAAATATTGCTTCAAATGTGAAATTGGATGTATTCCAAATATTACCTTCCGTCGGTTCTGGTAATAGTAACAGACCTGATTTTTCTTACGCATTTGCAATAGAACCTGGAATGGTAGTCGCATCTGATAACAGAAATATTACATCGGAGTTTAGAACAACCGACTATTTAGACTTTAAGTTTAGTAGTAGTATAGACCCAACAGAAGTAACTGTTTTTGAGGTGGATAATATTACGAATGAACCAACATTCTATCTGTTGAAAAAGTCTGTAAATGCCGTCTCTGGTGTTATAAAGAAGAAAACATTTACATTTACCGATCCCAAACCATATGATAAAATCGATTTGGAAGATACGAATATAATTGACATTTTATATGCTATGGATTCCGATGGAAATAAATGGTATAACGTACAATTTCTTGCACAAGATACTATATTCGAACCTACTCCAAATATCGCAAGAAATGATAGACAATTATACCGATATAGAGAAGAAACGCCATATCTTTTGAAACTACGAAAAGTTTCTCGACGATTTTCAACACGTCAACTTGAAAATGGTACCATTGAAATTCAATTCGGAGCAGGTGTATCAGATTTGGATGACGAATTACTTATCCCAAACCCCGACCTTGTTGGTTCAAAGTTAGCAGGAATAGAATCAATATCATCGATTGATATAGACCCATCAAATTTTCTATACACAAAAACATATGGTCTTGCACCGAATAACACCGATTTGACGATATATTACACCGTCGGTGGTGGTATTCGTGATAACGTACCGAGTGAAACAATAACACGATTAAAGTCAAAAACGATTCTTTTAGACGAAACTGGTTTGGATTTAACACTATATCGTCAAGTTCTTGGTAGTTTAGCGATAATTAACCCAGAACCTGCTGTTGGTGCAAAAGAATCTGAGACAATAGATGAAATTCGTCAAAATGCTTTGGCTTCATTTGCATCACAAAATCGTGCTGTAACAAAAGAAGATTACATCATTCGTGCATATAGTTTACCACAAAAGTATGGTTCTATTGCAAAGGCTTATATCACAAAAGATGACCAATTAACGGCAGAATCAATTTACAATAGTGATAGAGTGGTAAATCCTCTCGCTCTTAATTTTTATGTTCTTGGATATGATTCAAACAACAATCTTACAAGAATAAATGATGCAACGAAGGAAAACTTAAAGTTGTATCTTGGTTATCATAGAATGTTGACGGATGCAATAAACATAAAAGACGCCTACATTATAAATCTGAAGTTAGAATTTGACATTATAACTATGCCAGACCAAAATGGTAACCAAGTTATTCTTCGTTGTATTGATAGACTTAAAAAATACTTCGATATAAAGAAATGGCAAATAAACCAACCAATTGTAATCAGTAACGTATTTACAGAATTAGACAAAGTAGAAGGAGTTCAAACGGTTGTTGACGTTAAATTCCAAAATGTATTCGATACAACGGTCGGTTATTCTGGAAATGCCTATGATTTACTTTCAGCTACTCGTGACGGGATTATATTCCCATCTCTTGATCCATCAATTTTTGAGATAAAATACCCAGATAATGACATTATCGGTAGAGTGAGGGCATTCGGATGATACAAACATTATACGCTCAACGAGATGCAACCATATATGAGAAGATAGAAACGATGAATACTGGTATTGACCAAATACTAGAATTATCGCATCAATATATTGATTCATCTAAATACAACAGTCGTGTTTTGTTGAAGTTTGATACAACAGAATTAAAAAAGAATGTTGACTCTGGTAAAATTTCACAGAATGCAAAGTATTATCTTTCACTTAAAACCGCTGAAGTAAGAGAAATACCACAGGAATATACGGTATATGCTTATCCTTTGAGTTCGTCTTGGTATAATGGAACTGGAAGATATTACAACAAACCAGTAACAACTGATGGTGCTTCTTGGAGATATAGAACGTCGAAAGATGTTGGTGTAGAATGGGACATACCACCTACTATTTCAAACTATGAGTGGGATAATATATCACAGACATGGGTAGATGCAGATATTCTATGGGGTGTAAACTTATCTGCAAATGTAACATCTTCATATTTTACAACAGAAGGTGGCGGAACATGGTGGACGTGGGATGGTGCAGAATGTACTCAGTCGTTTTCATTCGAGACTTCCGATGTTTATATGGATGTTACTTCGATTGTGAAGAAATGGATAACTGGTTCAGGTAGGTTTGAAAATGATGGTATGATTCTTAAATTCAGTAATGAGATAGAATCGTCAACAGAATCACTTCGTAGTCTTAAATTCTTTGCAACTGATAGTAATACGATATATGTACCAAGACTTCATGTTGTATGGGATGATTCTGCATTTTTAACTGGAAGTTTATCTCCTGTATCTGATGAAAATCTCGTGGTAAATGTAAAGTTAAAAAAGAATTATTCTCAAAATGAGAAGGCAAAAATTAGAATTTACTCAAATAGTAGATACCCACAAAAAACATATACCACTCAATCCTATTATACTCAAAACTATTATCTACCAACATCATCATATTATGAAGTTAGAGATGCACACACTGATGAGGTAATTTTACCATTTAACACAAATGGTACAAAAATAAGTTGTGACTCGAATGGAAATTACTTTAATCTTTGGATGGATTCTTTCCAACCTGAAAGATACTATCGTATTGTGATGAAAACAGAAACAAACGGTGGTAATACTGTACAAATCTTTGATAACAATTATTACTTCAAGGTTACAAGATGAGTACAAAGATTGATTTGGTAAAATTTTTGTTTTTGGCAGATATTGATATTAATCAAGCCGAATACATACTTGATAATTTTCCAAATTTTACGATGTCAACGTATGATGAATTTTTTGAGTTCTTCAAGAACAACGGTATAAAACTCGAAAGATTCAAACAAACAACATCGGATGATAGATTAAATCTGTTGGAAAAATTCAAAGGGTTCAAACAAACCTATGAATATGAAATCGTTAAAAAATTTATCAATGAACAAAAACAAGCATCCTTACTTTTAGGAACAAGAGATGCCCAAGCTATAAAAGATGCAATTAACAGTATAGAAAAGTACGATCTAGATACGTTTGACTATTATATCGTCAGAAAAATTTTGACTGGTAGTGAAACAGGAGTTCTTCCATCGGAACAATTAAAACCATTGTTGGAAGAATTAATAAATGTAAATACTGACATTTATGCGGAAGATTCTGATTTAGAGAGAGATGATTATTCAAGGGTGGTATCACATCAAAATATCTTTCGTAATAAGGGAAGAATAAAAGTTCCTGTTTTGGATGATAGATTTACAACAAGTAGATTTAATTACGTGGTAGAAAGAGGATTTGAGAGTTTACCGGAAGCAGTCTCATCTGAAAGAAATGTACTCAAAAAAATAGAAGGAATGACAACTTCTATTGAATTGGATGAATTTTTATCGGATATATCTAACTTAAAGAATGAAGATGAAAATTCAGTTGCTGGTCTTCAAGCTAAGATAGAAAACTTAGAAAGTATAATTGCTGCAAAGCAAGAATTGATAGAATCTATGGTAGATAAAGAAATTGAGCACGAATCATTTATTGATGCAATTGCGGTTGATAACATAAATAAAGACCAAGAATTGGAAGACAAAGATGTTGCTATTGCAGACCTTCAAACAACTGTTGACCAGACTCTTACATCAATACAACAAGATGTAACAAGTCAAATATCAAATATTACTTCCGCATTGGATTCATTGTCACAAGTTGTTGTTGACCAAGCGAATGCTGCAAATAAAGCCCAAGACGATCAAATAAATGCACTTAAAAAAGAATTGGAAGACCTCAAAAATCAACTCTCCAAAACATCCGGTGGAGGAACTGGAGGGTCTGGATTTCCGTCCGGTCCAATAAGTGTGGGTGGACCTTCTGGTCCTATTGGTCCAAATCCTGCAAACACAGGTACTGGTGGTTCAAATATTCGTTTAGGACCATAATATGGCAAACTTTGAATACAAAAATATTGACGAGATACTTGGAACAAACTTACCGATACGTGGTATTAGAGTAACTTTGGAAGACAATGGATTGCTTGAAAAGAAACCAGTCGTTCCATCAGTTGACGCACCACCTTCTCCAACCGACCCATTTGAATTTCATACATTTTTACCGAATGGGGCTTATGTTTCTTCTCTATACAACATAGAAACATGGGAGATAGATGGTACTGCTTTATCGATGGATCTTCATCGTGATTTAAGAGCGACTAGAAATTTACCCGGAACATACAAATTCGTCTACAACTTTTTTAAGAATTGGATTGGTGGATATAATAGTCCTGTTAAACTTTTCATATCGGATGTATCAACTGATAGAACAGAATTAAAACTCTCACTTGTAAACCCAGATTCATCAGACGGTGTTGAACAAGTTAAAAACTTTGTACTTTCTTATTTGAGACCGACCCCATCTTTTCCAACGATGGTACTTAACTTTGGTGAAAACAAAATTGTAAGTATAATAAACGTTGCACCAAATGTAAATTTCAACGGTTCAATAAATAGTTTCTTCGTCAAACTATATGAGCCATTACCATCAGACTTGGATATATTCTTTGAATGTTGGGTTGCCGAAGAATTAATGAAGCCGTACATTGACACGGTAAATTACATAATAGAAGAACCGATAATAGAACCTAATAGACTTAGAGGTGCTAATTTTGAAGTAGACCGAGACTATTGGATAAGTTCAGAAACAAACTATAAGTCTTGGAATGATATACTCCAAACAAATGTTCAAACATCACAGGAAATATTAGATAGATATATTTCATCTAGTAACTTGCCAGTACAATTAAACGTAGATTTTAGGGAGTTTAAAAACTTCGTATTTTATTCGTCCGCTGAAGATAGAGTGAATAACTTTGTCTATAAGATGGAGTTGGTAGAGAGATACAACAGCGAAATCGGTATTCTTAATACATACACAGGTTCTATATCGGTAAACAAAGTAAAAATTACAAACCTTCGTGATAAAGTAATTAGTGGATTTGATTCGTTCGAAAAGTGGTTATACTATGAAACAACCGCTAGTAATTGGTACACTAGTCAAACTACTGCATCGGTTTCTCCTTATCCGAAGTATGAGGTAACTGGTAGCGATTACAATATCGCAACCAAAGAGGGTAAGTACAAATTTTATACATCAGGTTCTACACAGGTTACTAATTGGTATGATAACCTTATAGATTTAGCTTCTAGTTATGACCTTAAAAACTATAATGTCCTGAATAAATCTATACCGGAATATCTTCGTGACGATAGTGACAATGATCAATTTACAACGTTTGTAAACATGATTGGTCATCACTTCGATGTCATGTATTTGTATACCGACCACATTCTAAAAAAGAATCTTCGTATAGAACATCCAAAAGAAGGTATGTCACAAGACCTCATATATGAGGCAACCAAAAACTTAGGATGGACTCTTTCACACGGAACACAAACAAAAGACCTGTGGGAATATGCTCTTGGTGTAAGTGGTTCTGGTGACCCACTTTGGACTGGTAAAACAACAGTAAATAAGTATTTCTCTAAGACAGAGGAAGAACGTACAAAAGAAGTATGGAGACGTATTCTAAATAACCTCCCATACATTTATAAGACAAAAGGAACTTCTCGTGGCATAAAGGCACTTCTTGCCGCATATGGTATACCACAAACACTTCTAACTATCAGAGAGTATGGTGGACCTGATAATGCTGATATAGGTCAAATACCTAGAGCAGAATGGGAAAAACATACATACTACTTAAACTTCTCTGGAAGTTATCCATTACCAACAACACAACGATATGTAAGAGTTCCGTGGGAACGTGTAAACAATAATGGAGGAAACTGGCAATATCCAGATACACTTACATTCCGTTGGAAAATGGAACCAAATAAGTTGTACGATTATGGTCAAGACCCAGTTCAAACACTTCTACAAAAAAATTCTGGTAGTCGTGTTGATTGGTTTGTAACGATGAACAAAAATGGAACCGACGTTGAAAAAGGTTCTATTTACTTCTACATCGGTGATGGTACAAATTATGCAACAGCATCTATAACAGATGAATATTTCTACGATGACGTTCCTCTTAACTTAATGATTCGTAGAAGTTTATCCAACGATTCAACATCGTCAATACAGACATATGATTTTGTTGTAAAGACTGCAAAGTACGGAAAGATTGCTGTTGAAAGGTCCGCTAGTATTGTTGTAAGTGGTTCTTTGAGTGGTAGTTACAATAGAGCGTGGTCTTCTGACGGTAATCTATTTATTGGTTCTGGTTCAAATAGTCAAACTGATAGAATTTTATCAGGTTCTATATTTGAGATGAGATATTGGACAAATTCACTAACACAATCTTCATTCGATAATCATGTTCTTGCTGCCCGTTCTTATAATGGAAACACAGAAACTTCTTCATTCTACGATTTACAAGGTCAATGGAAATTCTGGCAAAAGTTTGATGCTGCCGTAACAACAAGTTTGTTCAGTTCACATCCAGACCAAACAAAATCAACGTTTTATAGTTCATCAAAATCTGCAACTCTTGTTGGTTTTGATTCTGGTGCATTTGAATCTATTGTTGAAACTTATAATATGGAAGTCGCAACACTCGGTAACAATACACCATTTACCGAAAAAGTTCGTATAGATTCTGCTTCTTTGTTAGGTGGACTAAGCACGGATAGAAGTGGGGAAGTATCTGCATTCGATACCTACTCAGTAGATTCGAATAAGTTGATGGTTGCATTTTCACCACAAAGTGTTATCAATGAAGATATTTACGAAGCACTTGGCGGGGTTGCACTGGATGATTACATCGGTGATTACTCGAACATATCTGAAGGTCAGTACCCACATTTAAAGTGGTTGGCGAAGGAATACTGGAAGAAGTACCCAAACAAGAATGATTTTAACTCTTACATAGACCTTATTTCCGTTTTTGATTTTAGTGTGTTTGAACAAATCAGACAGACACTTCCAGCTAGAAGTAATCCTATACTTGGTCTTGTTATAGAACCAAATATACTTGAGCGTTCAAAGGTAGGAAATATTGGTAGAAACTTAAGCGGTGAATCTCAAAACGTATTCAGTTCTAATGAATTATCTTCATCTGCTTCACCGAAGATGGAATATGTATCAAAAGTAACTACTGTAAAAGTAATAGAATGTCCACCGGAAGGTGATTTTGAAGATATATCGGGTGAATACGATATACCAAATAAAACTGTAAAGATAACAAAACCTGTTGATAAAATTGGGATTATAACGGGTTCTGTTGTAGTTACTAAAGTTGATTACAATAATCAACAGACAAATATCATTGTAAATAAACCAACACCAGTTCTAACAAATAACAAATCTGAGACAAGTGTTCTTATGAACACTCCAAATGTTCGTTTAAATTATACGGATAAACAAAGTTCTATCGGAATAGATACTCCAAATTTAGATATAGAGTATAATCAATCCACAACTAATATACCAAATAATAATACAAATCTAGACATAGAATATTCACAAAAAGAATCGGTAATAGTAACAAATAACGCCGTGTTTCAAAACACATATAATAACTCAGAAACAAAAATTACATCACTTGATGTTGAAAAATTACCGTCGGTTCTGAACACAATAAATGTAAACGGAGAAAATATAATTCCGAAGTCTTGCAAATTAGCCGGAGAATATTCTAGTTTACAAAACTATGCGAATCTTGATATTGAACAAACAACCACATATCTAAGAAATAATGTTTATAAGACTACGGATTCTGTAAATATTGGATATGGTATTGGGTGGGGTACATTGTCCAATCCAAACTCTAAACAACTTGCGGTGATGCAAGTAATAGAATCCTCTACATTTGATAATTTTTATAAATCCTACTATTTATACTATAGTAGTTCAGTTGATATTGTAAGTCAAAATTTTTATTCGTCTTCATTAACGTCATCTAATGTTAGAAACCAAGAAAATCTTTCAAAAGGTGTTCAAAATCATAGATTTTTAGGTAGTAAGTTAATTGGACCCGATATAAATGTGAATACTAGAAATTCACCCGATAATAAACCTGTTATTGAAGTGAATAATGTTGGGTCAACTCAAATTTTCTACAATACATACTTTGACAGAGGAAATTTGATTGTAAAATAAAAAAATAGAATTTGATATATTTATGTTTAGAAGATAAACAATTTTTAAAGAAGGAGAAATAACATGGGTTATTTGGACAACAGTACAATCACAGTAGACGCTATTTTGACAAAAAGAGGCCGTGAACTTCTAGCAATGGGTAGAGGAACTGCTAATGGGTTCCAAATCACTCAGTTTGCTCTCGCAGATGATGAAATTGATTACGATTTATGGAATCCTGCACACCCACTCGGTTCTGCTTATTATGGAACTGTCATAGAAAATATGCCAGTTACAGAAGCAGTTCCAGACGAAACACAATCAATGAAGTATAAGTTGATTACTCTTCCAAGAGGAGCGGCACAGATTCCATACCTTCAAGCAACGAAATCATCTCTCGAAGTCAAAACAAGTACAGACCCATCAAACTTCGTTGAAATTAGAACTTATTTTACAGGAACTCCTGGTACAAATAAGGCAGATAACATTTTCAATAGAACCGCTGGTTATACTGCAATTCTTCTAGACACAACATATATCACAATGGCCGGTGATAAAGGAACATCAACTACTGTTCCAAATCCACCAAGTGCAACAATGCCAGCAACTTCATTAACAGCAATTCTAACTCCACCATCTGGTGACACTGCTATTACTATCAAGTTTACATCTACTCCCCGTGGTAAAGAATTGGATCCAACTGTTACAAAATCAACAAAGCTTATTGTTACAGGTAATGAGACAGGTGGTCGTGTTGTTATTCCTATAACATTTGTTAATGACATCACTGCAACAACTGTTCAAATTTAATGAATATTTCTAACTTGTAAAGAAAAATCGAGGTAAATAAAATGGCATTTAATTATAATAATCTCAGTCCAAATGGAACAACCGCCGATACCGCATATGGTATTTATATGGGATTTGAAGAATTACCTGGTGCTGGATTTCAACCACCTATGGAAACTAGTATTACAACAAAAGGTCTATGGGCTGATAACACAGGTGAGTTGTTGAATTTCTTTATAAGTACGGCACAGTGGTCTGGTTCTACATCGTATTATTACGAAGTATGGCACTCCGCCTCTCGTAATTGTGAAGATGTTGAATCATTTTCTGTTGCATATGGACATTATGCTGGTTCTGGTTCTTCTACGATAGGCGGTGGTCAAAGCGGAGATACCCCAAGCAAAGCTATTTACGGACAATATCGTTCGATTCTTCTTGATGGAACGGCTTCAATAGGTGGGGCAAATGGAAGACCAACGAAATTTGTTGATGGAATTGGTAGAGATATTGACCATTTTTATGTTGTTAATTTTAATAGAACACGATTCAAAGATAAACTCGACCCAGGCAATTTTCAATTGAGTCTTATTGAATTAAATGGAGGTGCACATTCGAACATTTATTACACAGGAAGTAATGTTGAAGTTTCCTCTTCAAACAAAGTCATCAGTTTGATTGATGATTCTGGCGATTCAAATGACTCACTCGGATATGAAGGTATACCACTTCCAGTAAGAAATCTCGTTAGTGGTACGATTGATGGTGGAATATATAATCCGTCTGCACCTCACCATTATGGATTAGTTTATCCTGACAATGCAACAATATTAATCAACGCCAATTCTCTCAATTTAAGTTGTTCATTCAATACTGTAACTGGAAGTAACATCGCTGGTGATAACTCGATGAAGATATTCAAGTCTATCAGTGGTTCTGGAACTCGTGGTGTTGGATATGGGTTTAGTGCTCGTTCGATTGAAAAGAAAGAAACTGCATACTATTATGTTCGAGTAAGACCTGCATCTGCAAATTACAGTAACAATCCAACATTTGTGAGTGGTTCAACAAACCAAATTTTGAACACTAAGTTCATTAACGACCCAAATGTTTATGTTACATCGATAGGTCTTTACAATCAAAATCGTGAACTTTTAGCAGTAGCGAAAATGAGTAAACCTGTAAGAAAGAACTTTAATTCAGAATTATCTGTTACAGTAAAACTGGAATATTAAAATTATGGCAGAAATGTTCGGAAATTCTAGCTCCGAAGTTCGTCTGGCTTTAAAAAATGGTAGAATATTTACACCATTTGTTGATGACATAGACGTATCAGACGGACAAAAAGAAGTGGTAACTGCACCACTGTGGTCTAATTCACAGTCAAGTATTTACCAAATATTTACGAGTTCGTATCAGAATGCGAACCAAAAAAGATATTACTATGAAGTCTATAACACGGCTTCAAGTGTTATATCCGCACAACCACAATTTTCTGTTGCCTACGGTGACACGGTTGGTAGTGGTTCTGATAGAGGAACTGGTAATATTGATGACCTTCCAACAAAGGCGATATACAAACAGTATAAACAAATTCTTCTTGAAGCTGGAGTAAATTCATTCACATTCCAAAATGGTGAATTATCCGAATATATTTACGTTGTTAATATTAACCGAGCTAGATATAAAGATAGAGTGGACACAAGTAATTGGCAACTTTCAATCGGTAAACTCGATGTAAATACATCGGCATCCATATCAACTAGTTCAGACGTTATAACACTCATAGATGATTCTGGTGAGGCATCAACAGAGTACAATTCTGGCGGTGGTAGAGTTTACAATGTAAGAAGTGGCTCAATAACAAATGGAATTTATAGTAGCGATTCTACACCGTGGGGATTATTCTATCCAGATAGTGGAATAATTGTTCTTAACGGAAAGGCTCTTGATGCCTCTGCATCATTTAATACAAAGAGAACACCTTCAACTGCAAGTGTCAATCAAAACAATGCATTCAGATTGTTTACATCAATTAGTGGTGCAATGTCATTTAACACTTCATCATATTCTTTTCAAGGAAGAACAAGTGAAGTTGTAAATTCAACATACTATTTCGTAAGACTTTACAATGGCGAGTACAATTATAGTACAAATCCAACATTTGTAACGGGAAGCCTCGGTGTAATAAAATATGCTAGAATGGTGAATGACCCGTCTGTTTATCCAACTACAATTGGCTTATACGATGATAATACAAATTTAATAGCTATTGCTAAATTAAGTAAACCAATCGAAAAATCCTTCGAAAAAGAAGTAGTTATTAAAGTCAAAGTAGATTTTTGATAGAAAATGGCAACAACTATCAACGATATGAACCCAGTGTACGATAATATGGGTAATCTCGTGGGTGGCACACCCATTATGTCTACAACAATGCCACCGCCGCCAGAAATGACTCAGTTTAATTCCGGTACTAATATACCTTTGGTATCATCAATTTCAAATGAACCACAAACATTAGCAATCAACATTAATCCAGACGTAGATTTTCCAATCTCACCGAGAGGACCAGTAATTGGTTGCTCTAATTATAGCTTCTTCATAGACCCAAAATCTTTTAGGGTCATGAGAGCCGGCTATCAACATACACCAGATAGTCCGTGGTTTGATACAAATTTAGAGTGGAAATACGGTTCGGATGCACAACAAGTATGTGAACTATGGGTAGATGTATTCAGATGTTGTTCTGATAATGGCGTTCAAGAAAAAGTAGGTTCTGTTCTTGTATCAAGAACTAAACAATATTCATATTGGGAAGAATGTGAAATTGGTGGTAAAAAGGGCAAAAAGATAGTCGTTCGTCAATTTATACCGAAAAGCGATTTACTTTCATTTTTCCGAGAGGCATTTAGACCGGATTTCCAATTCCAATCAAAAAACCCAGGATTCAGACTCCCCGATATAGACCAATATGTATGGGGATTGTGTACCTCTAAAACTGCCAGCAAAGATTACGCATCGTATTTTAATACGATCATCGGTAATATAAATATTGGATTGGTTCCAATAACAATAACACAGGCAAAAACAAACGAAAAGGGTCAAAAGGTAAATGTATCACCGTGGACTCCTGGAATGGGTTCATGGACAGGAGACCCAGATATAATACGGAGAACTGACGGAGTTGCTCAATGGGATGTCTTTTTAACTGGTTGTGATTTTGAAGGACCATGTGAGCCGAATGCCGAAGAGCCAGATACTCCACCTGATTTTTTCTGTATAACAGTTCAATCTCTTCAACAGGTAAAAGAATTAGATGCTGGTTCTAGTTTAGATGTGCCCGGAAATTTAAGTAGAAGTGGTGTACCAAAGTATAAAATAGTCGATAGAGGACAAGAAATAATACTTAACTCCGCTGAACAATTATTCGAGTACAGTGCAAAATCAGTAGTTCTTGATAATACACGTAGAATAATACCAGGAACGGAGAAATTTAGAAATCTATCTAACATAGGATTTCCTTGTGAAAGAGAAAGAATTGCAGACTATCAAGTTGACGTAGAAACAAGATACAACTCATTAAAAATATGTTACCGTTCAGATGGTGCTATTTTAATATCAGGTGGTCTTGGTGATTTCGTTGCTTACACAAGAACACAACCAGCTGGTAAAGAAGAACCTATACCGGGTACAAGAGAATACGACCCAGAATCAAATTGTTGTGCTGATGCAGAGTTCTTCCCTGATTATCCATCGGATGATCCGAAGATTTCATTTATGACTCCTGCAAACGTATCAAGATTAGTACATGATATGGAAACGGCAGAGTGGGTACTAGTAGATTCTTGTGCCTGTGAAGAGGTAATGATTGCAGATGTTTGGTGTTGGTACAACGATAGAAAAATATCACGGGTATACCGAAAAGATATAAAGAACCAAATGACTCATGTTAAAAAACGTGAGGTAATTGATTCTAGATGTGTTGAAACTGATGTTAAAGTATTTCACCCATTCGATAGAAAGAAAGATATTGTTTGGGGTAAGAGAAAGCACATTACAAAAGGTTTGTTTGGTAGAAAAGAAAATATGTTGTGTTATCTAACAAGTTCAACACAAACACCTGAAAGTAAAAAATACTATTATGACGTGGTGGATTGTGAAAGAATACACCCAGTTGGATGTAGCGATTGTGGAGACGACCCGTACTTTGCGGTATCTTATGGACACTATGCAGGCTCAGGCTCGGTTAGAATCGGTGACTATGACACAAATAAAACTCCATCAGATACCGTTTACTCACAATATCAACTTATCTGTAACGACGCACCTACTTTCTCAAATGGGCAAACTTTACCAAAGTTCTCTTTTGTCAGTCAAAGTACATCGGTAGAATCAGATGATATTTACATCATTAATTTTTACCGTGAAAATTTAAGTGATAAACTTGACCCAGGAAATTTCCAAATAAACATGGCTTATTTGAGTGGAAGTTTTTATGCAAATGCAGTTCATACAGGTAGTAACGTTAAAGTTGGTAGTCCATTTGTTATGAGTTTTATAGACGATTCGGATGACTACAATGAATCAATTGCTTGTGATGGTGGTCAACTAATATCATACAATCTTGTATCTGGTTCACTTGCAAACGGAATATATCAACCCGCAACTACAAACACATATGGAAAAGTTTATCCTGAACTTGGTGTAATTATACTTCATCCTAAGAGACTAAACGAATTACTTGGATTTAACACAGTAACAGGTTCGAATATTGAGGGTGATAACTCATTTAAGTTATTGACCTCTATTAGTGGTGCAGCTGCTCCAACAACTGGAAGAACTACTTTACAGTATATGGCCGCTAGAAACATAAGTTATAAGTCAACAAGTCATTACTTTGTTCGAGTATTTCCAAATGATGCTAACTATAGCAATAATCCAACATTTGTAAGTGGTTCTACAAACCAAGTATTTGATACCTGCTTTATCGAAGACCCACAAACATACATAACATCGGTTGGTTTATATGATACTGATAGACAACTTATTGCTCTTGCTAAATTAAGTAGACCAGTAAAGAAAAACTTTGATACAGACTTGGTAATTAAAATTAGATTAAATTGGTAGTATGTCAATAAAAGAAATAATATTAGATTCGCTGGATAAAATACAAAAATTTTCTTCCAATGAAGAACCATATCGTCGTGAACCATCTCTACTATTACCACAGACAACTATAAATTCAGAAAGTCCAAGTTTTTATGAAACTTTTACAAGAAAAGATGGCGGATATAGTGGACAAGTACGAATAATAGATTTGTATGATGTTATTGTAAATAATAACATATCGTATAGTGAATTTGATATAGATTCGAGGGTAGAAATATCAAATGAACCACGATTAATAGAAACAATAAGAAAAAATGCTTCTGAGTTCGGTGGAGACCCGTGTTTTAGTGTAGAGGTGGAGCGATGGGGCAAAACAAAACAGACATTCTATCCAAAGATTGTAATACAAGTATTAATTAGCTCTAGTGGATTAATAAATCGTATTCGCAGATCTTATATAAAAGATAATGATAGAACATTTGGTACTGAAATAGAATACATCGAAATAGAAGA